GTTCCAGTCCGCGCTCGCGAGCGAAATGATCGTTCCGAACAACAACGTGAACGATCCGAATTTCGTGCTCATCCTGCCGACGATCATCGATTACGCCGAGGGGCGCTGCTACCGCGAGCTGGACTGCCTGCACGCCGAGACGATCCAGTGGTTCCCCATGACCGCTTACCAGCGTGAGCAGTCGTTCCCGGCCGCCGCCGCCGTCTTCGCCAACCCGGCTCCAGCGCAACAGATCCTCATCCCCGAGCGCGTCATCATCCAGCCCGCCAATGCGACCCCCGGACCAACCGATCGCAGGCATAGCCCGCCCACGACTGGAGGCGAGCCTGCCCGCCCGGTCACCGTCGACTACCTCGACGCGGTCTATAGCGGTCTCTTTCCGAATCCGGGTCCGTTCGGACGGCCGGTCAATTTCGCGCCAATCAATGATCAGCTCCTCGCCTTCGGCCCCGCGCCGGATCAGGCCTACTATTTCGTGATCCATGGCAAGTGCCGGCCGGTCCCGCTCTACAATGCGCCGCCCGGAGACGGAAGTCAGACAACTTTTTTGACGGCGGTGCTCCCTGATTTGTTCTTGGCGGCGGCTATGGTCGCAGCCAGCGGGTACAGGCACAATTTCGGGAGTCAGTCGGATGATCCGCGCATGGCGGTCTCGTGGGAAGGCCAGTATGGTGAACTCTTAAACTCGGCCAAGAACGAGGAGACCCGGAAGAGATTTTTAGGGTGGGGTCAGCTATCGTCCTATAGCGCGACGCAAGCTGCGATGCCCCAACCCGCTCCTGCTGGATGATCAATGCTGACTCACGCCGAATTGCTTGCCGCACTCGAATACGACCGAGAAACTGGCGTGTGGCGATGGCGCCATCGAGCGGACAGGAAAAAGAATTGGAACACTCGCTGGGCAGGAAAGATCGCTGGACGAATCGATGCCCTTAATGGCGGTCGAGTCATCATGTACGAGCGAACGCCTTACGCGGCTCACCGCTTGGCGTGGTTCTATGAGACTGGCGAATGGCCTTCCGACGAGATTGATCACAAAAATCGAGGCAGGGACGACAATTGGTTTGAGAATTTGCGCGAGGCGACGCGCTCGCAAAATGTTGCGAACACTGCGCTCCGTTCGACAAATACATCGGGCTTCAAAGGAGTCTCGTTTGATCGTAGCCGGGGGAGATTTCTGTCTAAGATCAAGGTCAACTACAGAACGATAAACCTCGGCAGATTTGACGCGCCCGAGGAAGCCCACGCCGCCTATCTAGCCGCCGCGCAAAAGCACTTCGGCGAGTTCGCATGCAGGGGGTGAGCTTTGCCGTTCAGCACCGTGAAGCTCATGCCCGGTGTGAAAGCCGTGGCGACCCCGACGCTCCTCCAAGCGAATGTCGTCGCGTCTAATCTGATTCGCTGGAGAGGCGGCCTGCCGGAGAAGTACGGCGGGTGGATGAATTTCTTCTCCTCCATCTTGGGGCCCTCGGCAGGCGGCCCCTCGAACGTTGCTATCCCCGGCCTCACGCGCGAGCTGTGCGCTTGGGCTGATCTCAACCTCCAGAACCATCTCGCGGTCGCCGGCACGGCGGGCCTAAGCGCCCTGACGCCGACCCAGAACGGCACGCCATTCACGCGGAACATCTCGCCGCAATATGTGGTGAGCAACAACGCTGCCATCACGTTCGCGACCACGGCCGGCTCGCCGATTGTCACGATCAATGACCCCAATGCGGCGGTCAACAATTACGGCTCGGTCCAGATCCAATGCCATGTCCCGGTTGGCGGCATCGTGATTTTCGGCGCGTTCCCGATCACGGCGATGCTGACGGCGCAGCAGTACACGATCACGCTGCCGTTCAATGCGGTCTCGGCGGGCACGGCCACCGCGCCGGACGTCGCGAGGTTCTCCACGGTCGCCAACAGCGAAGTGATTCAGGTCTATCTCCCGAATCATGGGCTCGTGCAGGGCTCGACCTTCGCTCTCCCGATCCCGACGAGCGTCGGCGCCAACGGGGAGGTCACGCTTCAGGGCTTCTTCAGCGTCCAGCTGATCATCGACGCGAACAACTTCATCATCTTCGCGCCGTTCTCCGTCCCGACGGCGGGCCTCTCTTGGGAAGGCAATTTCAACGGCGCGCCGCAGATCCTCTATTGGGTCACGCAAGCGCCTCTCCTCCCGAACTCAGGCTGGGGCGTGGGCGGCTGGGGCGTGGGCGGCTGGGGCTCCGGCGCGCAGCCGACCCCGATCGCCGCCAATGAGTTCCCGCCGCATCCTGGGACGCCGGGGTTCGGCAACATCTCTGAGGACAGCTGGTCGCTCGGCAACTGGGGCTCTCAGCTGATCGCGAACGCGACCAATGGTCCTTTGTTCTTCTGGGACCCGATCAGCGGCATTCAGAACGCTCAGATGATCGCCAACGGGCCGAGCAATTGCACCGGCTTTTTCATCGGTATGCCTGAACAGCAAATTGTGGCTTACGGCGCGAGCACTGCCCAGGTGCAGGACCCGATGCTGGTCGCATGGTGCGACAACGCGAACTTCAACGCCTGGACTGCGAGCGTCTCCAATCAGGCGGGGACCTATCGCCTCACGCGCGGAAGCAAGATCATCGGCGGCATTCAAGGACCGCAGCAAGCGATGCTGTGGACCGACGTCGGGCTCTGGGTGATGGCGTACATCGGCTACCCCGACGTGTTCGGATTCAACGAGGTGGCGCAAGGCTGCGGGCTAATCGGCAAAGACGCTATCGCTGTGTACGGGCCGCAAGTTTTCTGGATGAGCCGCGACGCCTTCTGGATGTACTCCAATGGAACCGTGCAGCGGCTCCAGTGCGACGTCTGGGACGTCATCGTCAAAAACCTGAACAACGCGAGGGACACGAGCGGGAATTATCTTTATTTCCCGCACATCCGGGGCGCGTCGAACTCGGGCTATGACGAGGTCATGTGGCACTTCCCGTCGCAGGCCTCGACCAGCGGCGAGAACGACAGCTGGGTCAAATTCAACCCGGTCACGGGCGAGTGGGATTATTCGCTCTCGACCCCGCAGCAAGGCATGGTCGGCAATACGCCGATCAATGTTACCGCCTGGATCGACAACAACATCTTCGGCCACCCGATCAGCTCGATGATCGACTCGACCGGCGCGAACTCCATCATCATGCAGATGGAGATCGGAAGCGACGCCAACGGCAAGCCGATCAACTGGATGATCCAGACCGGCTTCTTCATGCTCAGCGACGGCGAGGACAAAGTCTTCGTCGACTTCTTGCTGCCGGACTTCCGCTGGCGGCGCTGGCAGCAGCCGCAGAGCGTCAGCGCCCAGGTCCAGATCACACTTTACACGGCCGAATATCCGGATGATCCGCAAGATCAGTGGGTGGCCTACGGCCCCTTTATTGTCACGAATGCCACTGGAGGGATTGAGCCCCGAGCAAGAGGGCGCTATTTCTTCGCCGAGATTCAGGGCAACGACCTCGGGTCTTTCTGTAGGTTGGGCGGTATAAAATTCCGGTTCGCTCCCGACGGGAGGAACTGAGTTGGCGGGCCAGATCAGCGGCGGCGAATTGCAGACGTTGATCTCAACGCTGCAAAACGGAAACACGCAACTCGGCCACATCTTCCAAGCGCTTGGCGGCGTTGCGCTCCCGTTTTCCCAGCTGGCGACCGAGCTGAGCGTCATCGCGAAGGCGGCCCCACAGATGGGCGCTGCTGTGGCGGCCACCGCGCCGACGCAATTCGAGGGCTACGTCACCATCGACATTCCTGGCGTGGGGCCTCGGCTCATCCCGTACTACTCGACGGAGTAGCGTGATGAACGGCTCCGGCTACAACCCTTCGGCGATCCAGATCAGGCGGCAGCTCGGCGCCACGCGGCCGGTTCGCCCACCGAGACTGCCGACGGCGAACGCGAACCCGAAGCTCAGCGGATCACTCAACCTTCATTCGCTGATGCGGCCAGGGCGCGCGATGGGCGGCGCAATCAACGACAGTCCCGAGACCCCGTTCACGGGCGGCATTATGTCGGTCGGAGCCGGCCGCGCCGATGACGTTCCGATGCACGTTCCCGACGGGGCCTATGTCGTGCCGGCCTGGGCGGTCAGCCATCTGGGCGAGGGGAACACGATGAGCGGCATGGCCATGCTGAAGGGCATGTTCGGGCAGCCATGGGGCGCGGCGAAAGCGCCGTGGGGTGCGCCGCAGCCCAAGTCGATGCCAGGGGGAAAGGGCGTCGGGATTCCGAAGCCGCCACCCATGCACTTCACGCCGCCGAATTTCTATCCGCAGGGCATGTCAGCGGAGAACCCGGCGCTCGGGGACCCGAGACAGAAGCACGGCGGCGCGGCGCGCGGCCCCGGCCCAGCGGTCCCGATCAATGCATCAGGCGGCGAGTTCGTCGTCGAGCCGGACGAGGTCTCGCGGATCGGCGACGGCAACATCGATAAGGGGCACCTCGTCATGGACAAGTGGCTCGTGCTTCTCAAGAAGGAGGCCGCGAAAACCCTCCAGCAACTTCCAGGGCCAGCCAAATGAGTACACGACGCGGATTTCTCGCCCTCTTAGGCCTAGCCGGACCGGCCGCCGTCCTGGCGCCGAAGGCAATGTTGGATAGTGGGAAAGCAACCGACACACTGACTGTCGCCGCCGAGATGCCGATGCATCCGCCCGTCCCCGCCTTCATAGGGAACCTTGTGCAGGGCGGTGAGCCGATGCGCTACCTCGGGCTCGCCCAGCTCAAGAACGAGGGCGACTGGCTCCGCGATCCAGGATGGCCGATGACCGAGCGTAAATGGGACGACCCATGGCCGAAGCGGGAGGACGAAGCGTGAAAGACTTCTCGCGCGAGCACGAGAACGAGCTGCGCTCGACGCCGCCGCGCATCCCGATTCGCTTAGCCGATGACGACGACGAGTTGGGCATCCTCGACATGTGCCGGCTCATGCACAGAGAACAGCCGTATCACCCGCTCAACATCGGCAAGGTCGCGGCCATGGTGCGCCTCGCGATCCATCAAGGGCCGGAGCGGCGCGGCATCCTCGGGGTCATCGGTGAGCGCGATCACCTCAGGGCCGCGATCTTCCTCTTGATCGAGCCGATCTGGTACTCGGATGACTGGCAGCTGCTCGAGTTCTTCAATTACGTGCGCCCGGAATATCGGCGCCAAGCCTACGCCCAAGACCTCATCAGCTACGCGAAAAGATGCAGCGATCAGATCGGTCTCGACCTGACGATCGGCGTGTTCTCGAACGTCCGGACCGAGGCGAAGATCCGCCTCTATCGCCGCTGGGTTCCGCAGATGGGCGCCTTCTTCTGCTACGCGCCCCCGAACCGGAAGCCTTTCGCTCAACGCCTCGCGGATATGCCGACTGCCAATAGCGTCGCTGCGGAGTAGCCATGGGCTCCAAGGGCGGGACCACTCAGCAAACGTCATCCAGCTCGGGGCCGCCTCCCCAGGTGATGGCTGAGTACCAAGGTCTCGTCGATCGCGCGACCAACGTCGCGAACCAGCCCTATCAACCCTACACAGGCGAACAGGTCGCCCCGTTGTCGAGCCAGACGCT